AACACTTAAGAACAATTATACGCTTCTTTGGGATATGCCTAGCAATCGTGGGTATATTAATATTGTTGCAGTTATGCAAAAATTCTTCGATCAAGCGATTTCTGGAAACTGGTCCTATAATCCAGAAAATTACGAGAATAATGAAGTTCCTGTTAGCGTAATGGCACAGGACTTGTTGACTACATATAAGTACGGCTGGAAAACCAGTTACTACCAGAATACTTATGATATTAAAACGGATGAAGTAGAGGAATCTAAACCAACCGTTGATGACTTAATTAACGACATTTTGAATTCGGAGGAAGAAGATTGTGAGTCTTGTAAGATTTAAAACCAATAGTACGGAGAAAAAAGTGGTTAATCAAATGACCGTTTTTAACTCTCAAGAGGTAGACACCAAAAAGCAACCTATGTTTTTTGGTCAACCACTAGGAGTTCAGAGATACGATTCTTACAAATACCCAATTTTCGAAAAACTCACAACTCAACAACTAGGATATTTCTGGAGACCCGAGGAGGTCTCTTTACAAAAAGACAGAGGAGATTATCAATCTCTTCGTCCTGAACAAAAGCATATTTTTACTTCTAACCTAAAATATCAAGTTATGCTTGATAGCGTTCAAGGTCGTGGACCTGGAATGGCATTTGCTCCCTACTGTTCACTTCCTGAATTGGAAGCGTGTATGAAGGTCTGGGAGTTTATGGAGATGATTCACTCACGCTCCTATACCTATATCATCAAAAACGTATATTCAGATCCTTCGGATGTGTTTGATACTATTCTGAGAGATGAAAGAATTCTCGAACGTGCCGTCAGTGTAACCGAAGCATATAACGATTTTATCAATAGTGCTCAACATTATGGGACTTCTGAACTTTGGAAACATGCCCAAGAACAAGTTCCTTACGCACAGGTAGAAAGGTATGAACTTAAGAGAAAGTTATTCAGAGCAGTTGCAAACGTTAATATTCTTGAAGGTATTCGCTTTTACGTCAGTTTCGCTTGCAGTTTTGCATTTGGCGAACTCAAACTTATGGAAGGAAGTGCAAAGATCATTGGACTGATTGCTCGTGATGAGAATCAGCACCTGGTTATCACGCAGAATATTCTCAATAAGTGGAAGGAAGGTGATGATCCTGAGATGCAACAAATTGCTAAAGAAGAAGAGCAATGGGTCTATAAGACCTTTGAAAGTGCAGTAAACCAAGAGAAACTTTGGGCAGAGTATCTGTTCAAGGATGGTTCTATGATTGGACTGAATGATAAACTTCTTCAGCAGTATGTTGAGTGGATTGCCAATCGTCGTATGAGAGCAATTGGTCTTCGCCCCCTTTACGATATTCCAGCAAAGAACAATCCACTTCCTTGGACGGAGCACTGGATTAGTTCCAAAGGTCTTCAAGTTGCTCCACAAGAAACTGAGGTTGAATCCTACATAGTAGGTGGAATTAAACAAGATGTTACCAAAGATACTTTCTCAGGATTCCAATTATGATGAGTGGGCAGAACAGGAGATTCTGAATTCCTTCAAAGATGCTGCAGAAGCAGATGAATTTTTGTTTGGTGATTATGATTATGAGGTAGAATGGTTAGGTAAAAAAAATAATGATGTGAATTGAGGGTCTTTTGACCCTCTTTTTTTATAAATATTAATAAGTAATTTGTAAAAAAAAATGTTATTGCCATCACAACATAGAGAACTTACTGAAACTTACAAACAACTTTATCTTGGTGAAGTTGATGACATCACAGATGTGATGATTGAAGAAGTTGTAGAAGAACTTGTCGAAGAGTGTGTAGAATTCGGATACGATTTAGACGAAGCTGCTGAACTTGTAGAAGATGCAGCAACCGAATATCTAATGGAACTAAACCCATACGCTGCTGCAGGATCCAAAGAGGCAAGAGCATATCAGAAATCCACTACATCTACAAAGCGTGGAGAAGCACGTAAGGCAGCAGTAAAAGGCGCTGTAGAGCGTGTTAAGACAAAAGCAAAGGGTGTTGCTGCAGCTGCTGGTATCGCTGGTTCTATTGCCAAAGACGAGGCAAGGAGAGCAGGACGTGGCGCTGCTCATGCTGCTGGTAAAGCTGCTAGTGCCGCTGGAAGCGCCGTTAAAGGGGCAGCAGCATCAGTTTCTGCCGCCGCCAGTAAGAAGAAGGCAGAAGTTAAGCAAGGCGTTAAGAGCCTGCTTGGAAGGGGTCTCCGCAAGGCAGCAGGCGTTGCTGGTTCTGTTGCACAAAAGGCACGTAAAGCAGGTGCTGCTGCTGGTAGAGCTGCTGAAAGACTTGGCGAAAGCGTAGATGTATTTGATTACATTCTTGAGCACCTAGTTGCTGAAGGTTATGCAGATACTAATGAAGGCGCTCTCGTTATTATGACAAATATGAGTGAAGAGTGGAGAGAAGAGATTATTGATGAAGCTCGTAGAGCAGATCGTGAGGGACATGAAAGAGGAACTGCCGCTAATCCCAACAGAAATGAAATTCCCCATAGCAATCCTGCACAACAAACTATGCTTCACTCAAAATTGAAGAGTCGTGCTGACCAAATGGGAAGAGAAAGGAGAAATTCTCCACCATATAAGCAAGGAGGAAGACCACCTCTTTCTAAAAAAGAGAAAGCATTTTTACAAGCTAAAGATAGAACTTCTCCTGGTCGTGGTCACGTTAGAAATCCTAATGTACCAGATACTGGAAGTCATGCGGAATGGCCAAGTCAAAGACGAGCACAAAAAGATCCAAAACAAAATCCAAAACATAACGCAAACAAAGGTTAATTGTAAAGGGGGTTGACAAACCCCTTTTTTATTGCTAAAATCGCTTTGTTAGTGTTGAAGATAAATAATAGCTCTATAAGATTACTATATGAGTTATGAGAACCCATGGAGATTTGATGGGGAAATTTTTGAATCCGATCATATAGAAGATCATTTTGGATTCGTATATCATATTTACTGTGAGATCACCGGTAGAAGTTATCTAGGACGCAAGTACTTTTGGGCGTTCAGAACTCCTCCTGGTAAGAAAAGAAGAGTAAAACAAGAATCCGATTGGAAGAAGTACTATGGATCTTGTCCAGAACTTAAAGAAGATGTAAAAAAATATGGTAAAGAATGTTTCAAAAGAAAAATAATTTCTCTTCATAAGACCAAAGGTGATTGTAACTACGAAGAGACCAAACAACTTTTTTTAAATAATGTTCTGAAAGAATCCCTTGACAACGGCATCCCAGCATACTACAATAGCAATATTCTAGGACGCTACATGCGAAAAGATTATGGTAACTTTGGAACAGACCCTTCGGACATCACATGATTGGGCAGTTGATCGTATTCATTCTCTCTGTGAACAAAAGGACTATGAAGATGCTCAGGCAATTCAATCAGAGTTTAGTGAATGGTTGAATCCCGATATTGAAAATCATGATATATATTCATTAGACTATATTAATGGTTGAATCATAAATTTCTATGCATAATAAGTTATTTCCAGTTTGTGTAATAGATGATTTCTATCACAACCCTCATGATGTAAGAGAATTTGCTTTGTCTCAAAAATTTTACCCAAATGAAGATGGTAGATGGCCAGGAGCAAGAACTGAATTAATTTTAAATATTAATAAAAATTTATTTCATCATTTTTGTGATAAAATACTTGGAATATTCTATGATATTGATGATATATCAAATTATACAATAAGTACACATTTTCAAAAAATTAAACCATTTCATCCAGAAAAAACAAATAAAAATAATAGAGGATTTATTCATCGGGATGGAACTTTGTTTGGTGGAGTTGTGTATTTGGATTTATCCGCAGAAGAAAGAACGGGAACTTCAATATATACACCCAAAAACAAGTGGTGGTATCAAAATAAATTAGATGATAATGCAAATAAACTTAAATTTAAAAAATATGGAGGAGAGTCTTTAACAGATGAAGATATGTCCATATGGGATCGAAGTAGAGATCAATATGTAGAATCTATTAGAATTGAAAATATATTTAATAGATGTATATTATTTGATGGTAACGAACATCATGGAGTTCCTTATTTTGGAACTGGAGAAAGATTAACTCAAGTATTTTTTGTAGAAAACTTGTCATTTATTTCGGATAAACATCCGAAATACCCATCAATTAAAAGTAGTATTGGGTAAACCTTGACAAAAAATAAATAGTATCTTATTATGGAAAATCCCTAACACAGGGATTACATCATGAGATATTGATGTGACATTAGAGCCGTGGAAGGTGCCTCCCGAGAGGGTTGGTATACCCCCCTTCTATACGGATGTAGAGTTCAATTAAACTAAATGCAAAATTTCTTTACAGTAGCCTTGCCTCTCTTGGCAGCGGTTACAACCAATACGGCAACACTGCCTGGTTTATTCCCTCCCCCTCCTGTGAGTGGACCACCACCATTTTCTGTTATCAGGGAGTTTGAGACCAAGACAGCGACCACAGAGGGTGCTCCCGAAAAGCCAAAAGATAAAAGGTTAATTTGTAAAGGGTGTAATGAAAGTGAAAATGCCACCTTGGCATTTCTTCAAGATTATGGT